GGTAATTCTGAATCTGGGTTTAAAAAATAATACTCTAATTCTTTTGCAAAACTTTCATCGGCCCCTGCTGCTCCACCATTGCTAAAACCCATTCTAGGTAACGGAGATATGTTGACACCACCACCTGCTGCTTTACTTAATTTTCCTAAAAATTCTCTTTCTGCCATACCCATGACTTCAGCTGTGCCAAATTCTAACTTTTCAATAAAATCATCAATAACTTCTTGAGGAAAGTTTGCACCCTTTGGTCCGTAAAACTCTTTTAATTGTTCTATCTTTTGATCAATTATATTTTGACCAAATATTTCTTTTTCTTCTTTAGTTAAATCAGCATATCTAACTGCATCTGGATTTATAAGATCTACATTTCCTATAATAAATCGTTTGTCTACTCCAGACATGTCAACATTAAAATTATCGGCCGTTAATTTATCGCCAACATTTGGAACAATGAGATTTAGCTTACCAATTACGTTTTTGTGAAAAGGTAGGTCTTCAACAGCTTTGCCTCCTTTTTCAACAACACTATTATAATAATCATCTAATTCTTTTGAAAGTTTATTTAATTCTTGAATATTGTTTTTAGTAATTTTTTTATTAAAAAATTTGTCTATACCTTTTAATGTTTCTTCTAATGCTCCAGACGTTCGCATTAAAGTATCACGATTAATTTCTTTACCCTGCCACGTTTGATTTTGTATATTAAAAATTTTTTTAGCAAGTTTTGGATTATTTAACATTTTAATTTTTTCAGTTAATGCAACTGGCACAGGGTTATGTCCAAACTCTGCAACAGAATTTGGTAGATAAAGATCATCGTTAAGTAATGTTCTAGTAAAAGATTTATTAATTTGTGTTTGTAAATTCATATAATCTTTACCTTCAATTTTAGATCTTAACTTATAGCTTTCTGTGCTTTTTTTTCTTAAATTTCCGCTATAACTTCTAGATTCATAGTTTAACACTTTATTTTTAGAATAATCTTTTAAAGCATCTATGGTTTCTTTAGCGGTAAATCCAACTTTGCCACCAGGTATATCTTTATATTTTAAGCCTTGATCTAATAGTAATTCCATTAAAAAGTTATCTTTTCTAACTTGTGCTCTGTCAGAAGTATCTACTGCTCTTTTTAATCCTATGATATCTGCTAATTCTTTTTTGTTATAAACTTTGTTTAAGTCTAAACCTTTTAATTCTTTGATTCTATTATCTAATATACCTGTGTTTGTTCTTAAAGCAGTTGTTAAAGTATTTAAATCTACAGGAACTTTAGATTGTGCAATATTAGATTGTAGACCTTTTCCTGTTCTATCAAAAGTAAAACCTTTTCTTTCACCAGCTTGTGTTATTTGTTGATAAACATTATTTAATTGTTTTTTATCTGTAGTATCTGTTAAATCAGCTATGGCTCTTCTTAAATTACCACCGTGTTTTTCTTTAGAATATTTATTTATATTTTCAAAAAATCCTTCTTTGTCATATTCTCTATTTTTAACAGCTTCTTTTAAAAGCTCTAAACCTAACTCTGTAAAGTCAGGTCCTTCAGGTGGCTCACTACCTGTTGGCATTTTATCATCAGATGGAATAATATCTTTTTTATCATCATCTTCGTCTTTACTAAAAAATGTATCTCTTAATCTTTTTGCAGCTGCACCAATAGCTAGTGGAGGTATTATCGCGCCAGGCACATCTATTGGTTTAAATTCATCTGACATGAAATCAACACCTCTTTCTGGAAACAACGGATTAAGAGTCTTAATATTTGTTCCTGATTGTAGATTAACTCTGCCACCGTCAGCCATAAGAAAAGGTCTGTCGCCTAATCTTTTTCTTTGTAGATATTCTTCGTAAGTTTCTTGACTTGGATCAAAGTCCTCTTGCATTTCATCTTTTAACGGACTTGGTTCTAAGTCGTCTACCAAGTCTGTTATCATAAGTTTATTGCCAAGAGTTTTATCCTTGTCGTCTATAAACGTGCCTTGTATTGGATCAAATATATAAGCCAACGATTCCTCCTTCTGCGTTTAATTCTTTAAACGGTAAAATTTTTGTATCAAATTTAGGTTTTGTACTAACATACTCTCTATAAGAGTCTGGGTCTAGTCTTTGTAATGACTGCTCCATTTGTTGTATATTTTCTCCATGGTATGCAATTCTTTCCATTCTTCTTTCAGGATCGTCAATACCAATATATTTTTTACTCTCTTCTAGATCTGGATTTTTATAAGCAGTAAAAGCTTTTAAATCATCAGCTAGATTTTGTTGTAATTCTATTGGATGTAAATAATCTGTTGCAGATTGTGGACCGTCTTTTAATACTGGCTCTATATTAT